GAGGCCGATATCGAAGGCGTCTATCTCGGGGCGTCCCCGCTGGACACGACGTCGCGGACGAGTGGCCCGGTGCTTCGGTTCGGCCCCGTAACGCAGGGGCAGCTTGTGTCGTGGACCGCCGCGAACGGCTCTTCGACGGCGGCGCCGACTGACGCCGCGCTCGTGGCGCTTGAAAACAACGCGCCGTCGATCTTTGCCATCGAGCCGACCGTCAACCAGACGTAGAGTTCGGCACCTTTAGGCGTACCGGAGGCTCCTCAATTGCTTCACACTGACATACCTGCTTGGCTATGCCACTGCAACAGATCGACCTCACGCAGATCCAGCAGCTGTTTAAGCCGGAGAACGTAGCGCGGGTCATCCGCGACACGGAGACTCACGGCACGCAGACGTTGGACCGTTACTACCCGCCAGAAACGCGGCGCTCCTGGGATCAGATCCTCGTGCCGATCGAAGAAATTACCGACGTGACCCGCGCGACCGGCTTGTCGATTCGCGGCGGGAGTGGCGTCGGCATCGGCGGTGAGAGCCAGCAGTACGACTACATCGAGCCCCAGCCGCTAAAGCCGACCGACGGCATGAGCGCGGTCGAGTACGAGAACGCTGCGCAGGTTGGGGCCGAAAGCGTCCAGGACTTGGCCGACCGCAAGATTGCCCGCATTCTGGAGACCCACCGCAAGACGGCTGAGGGCATGGCGGCGACCAGCCTGACTGGCACGCTGACGTGGCCGATCTTCGACAACGCGGGCAACGTGATCGACACGTTCGATGTCAACTACGGCTCGCTGCAGAGCTACACGGTGTCTGCCGACTGGACGGCGTCTGCAACTACGCTCGCGACGGTCTACGACGACCTCAAAGAGATGCGGCGCGTCCTTGAGCGGGCCGGATACGCCGGCAACCGCGTCTCGATCGGGTCCAATGCCTTCGGCTCAATCTTAGACAAGGTCAACGGCCTGTCCAACGACACCAGGATGACCGCGCGCCTGCGGGACGACGGCGGCATTCAGCTTGGCGAGTTCACTCTCGTCGACATGGCGGGGCAGTATTACGACCCCGACGCCGACACATACCAGGACGTCCTTGGCGGCAACGAGCTGCTTATGGACGACCAGAACGCCCCGTGGACGCACCTGTGGGTGCGGCTGGACAACTTCAAGATGAACCAGCAGTTCGGGCGCGACTCGATGCAGGGCATGCCGATCGGCGTCGTGGCCGAGGTCAGCGAAGACGGGGAGCAGATTCAGCTGTTCTCCCAAAGCAAGCCCCTCGCCATTCCGCCGGTGAACGCGATGCTGCGGACAGACGTCACCAGCCCGTAATCGCCATCCCTGCCTAGTAGCACGTAACCATGGGTATTCAGGCAGACGACTTCAAGAGCGAGATTCCTGGCTACCTAGTGTCGCGCGTGGAGTCCGACCAGCCAAGCGCTTTTGAGGATGCAGCGCGCAAGGCCAGCCTGTGGATGCGAGCCCGCGAGGCGGATAGCGGGCTCACGGACGTCGACCTGGCGAAGGCCGATAGTCAGGTACTTCGGGAAGCGACCATCGAGCGGGCGAAGTACGAACTCTACTCGATGATTGAGACCGAAGACGTTGCGGCCGACAAGAAGGAAAATTCGATGCAGCTGGCCGACGCGGTGCTGGACAAATACGACGACGAGCCCGACAACCCTCAGCCGGCCGCATCGGCGACCGAAGACCCGAAGCCTGGCTGGATGGGTGGGTTTGAGGGGCGCCGCAACCCCGAACGGGACGGGAAGCGGCGCATACCCGGCTCGCCCGGGTGATCTTGCTCGATTGAGCACCTTGTTCTTTTCATACTGAGAAGCCAGCCCTCACGGGCCTCCTGACATGGCCGGCATCGGCGCGGAGTTTGACAGCCCCGAGCGGTTTCAGCGGTTTCTCCGCGAGGCGAAAGGTCACGCGGCGGAAGCGGAGGGCCTCATGGACCGGCTCGGCGGGACGCTCCTCTCGCAGACCATCCGGCGCATCAAGCGCGATGACCTTGGGGAGAGCAACGCCCCCGTGACAGAGGAGGTGAAACAAGGTTCTACGCCCCTCCAAGATACGGGCGCGTTTCAGCAGTCGATCCGCTACGTGGCCGCCGATGAGGGCGTGACGGTCGGCTCGCCCCTCAGCTACGCGCCCCCGCTGCAAACCGGCGCGGAGATTGAGCCGAAGCAGGCCGAGAAGCTCGCCTTTCCAGCGTCTGCGAAGACGCGCACGCTGCAGCGCCGCTACGGGTTCGACTTCGAGCGGCTCATCAGCGGAATGAGGGAGGATGGCTGGAGCGTGTGGTTCATGGAGAATGCGGTCATGGCCGAAAATCCCCAGAGCAACGACGACCCGTTCCCGCTTCTCATCCGCAAAGACGAGGTGACGATCCCGGCCTACAAGCCGTTTAGAATTGAGGAGGAAGACGAAGCCGACATTCGCGGCGTCATCCGGGCCTGGATCAACGACATCGGATAGCCGACCGAATACCATAGACGCTTTGTATGAGCCACGAGGTCCCCGGCGAGTTTGCACTTGGGAAGGAGCTTCTGGCCGCCCCCAAGGCGGCGGTGGCCGCCCTGGAAGAGAAGACGGGCGTCCAGACCGAGCTCGGCCCTCGCCCCAGCGAAGGGCGCGGCGTGCGGCTCTACGTGCGGCCGCAGAGCCCGATCATTGAGCGGGCGCGGGAGTCGGGCTTTGGCGACCAACGCCTCTACCGCGTCGTCTACGACACGACGCTTCGGCTCGTGGGCCGCGGGAGCCTTAGTGGGGAGAGCTTCTACGCTGAGGCCGTGCAGGCGCATTTTCGGACAAATGTGGCGCTGGAGCGGCCCTTCGAGGTCGACGCCACCGAGGCGCTCCCCAACGACCGGCTGCCGGCCGACCGCCCAGCGTCGGAGCCAAGCTACCCGCCGATCATCGTCGACGGGGAAGAGCAGGGGGCCGGCGCGTTTTTCGAGGAGCGTCCCGGGAGCGGAGACTACATCTACCGGAAGGACTGGCTTCTGAGCTTACGCTTTGACCGGACAGTTACCGAAGACGCGGTCGAGCAGTTGTACGAGGCGGGTGGGAGCCTCATCACCGTTGATGTTCGCTAACAAACTGAACTGTGCTCGCCATGGGAAAACCCGATCAAGAGCTCGTTGATGCCGCGAAGGAGGCAGGCGTGCTCACAAACAAAGGCCCTCACTATTACGATGAAGACGGCGACCATGTGGGGCAGGGCGTTAGCGCGGCGTCCGAGTACCTGCGAGATACCGGCTTTTCGCCTGAAACTGAGACGAAAGACGACGAAACTGAGCCGAAAAACGGCGACACTGAGTTGCAGGCCGACGAAGACAAGTACGACGCGAACGCCTACCGCTACACGGGTGAGGGCCGAGCAACCTTTCGGCGCGAGAGACGGGCGGATGGGTTTCTGTACCCTGGCGGCGTTTACCGCGAGCTGCCCACCGAGCAAGAGGACATCCAACAGATGATCGACGACGGGACCCTCGTGCCCGCCGCGTAACGACCGACCCGTTTGCTTTTAAACCAGACACGCTTGAGCCATGCCGCACGGCGTCACGATTACGGAAACGTCCACGAAGGTCTTTGCCATTCCGGAGAGCCCCTCCGCCATTCCGTTTATCGTCGGGACGGCCCCGAAGGGCACGACCAATGAAATCGAGGAGTTCGGATCGTTTCAGGAGGCGGCCAATGTCTTCGGGCAGCGCCGACAGCAAGACGACCCCTACGACTGGACGCTTCTCCGTTTCTTTGAGCTCTTCTTCCAGACGTACGGCGTCCAGCCGGCCTTCGCCGTCAACGTCGTGGACCCGTCGAGCGACACGGCGAGCGTGACCGCCGAGTCGCAGACATTCAGTGATAACACACTGCGGACGGACAACGCGCACATTTCAAATGTGACCGTTACCGGAACTGGCGGGTCCCCCTCATATAGCCAGGGCAGCGACTACGAGGTGGACCTCGACAAGGGCCTCTTTACCCGCGTGGATGGCGGGGGCATCAACGCGGGGGACACGATCGAGATCGACTACGACTACGTCGACCCGACCGTGGCGGCCGCCTCCGACATCGTCGGCGGCGTCGGCGGCAGCGGCCAGCGAACCGGGCTGGAGCTCGTCGAAGAGGTGCTTCCCACCTTCGGCGAAACGGTCAACCTGATTCTTGCTCCGGGCTTCTCCCAAGAGCAGTCTGTCGCCTCCGCGATCGAGAGCAAAGCGGAGGGGTACTCGGGCGGCTTTCAGGCGTTTGGCTTGATCGACATCGATTCGAGCGACTCGAATTACGACGAGGTGTCCGAGGCTGTGTCCGAGAAGGGCAACCTGACGACCAGTCCCAACGCGGCGGTTTTCTGGCCGCGGGTCACGGCCGGGGACATCACCGACTTCCTCAGCGCCCACGCGGCTGGCGTGATCGCCGAGACCGACCAGGGGAGAGGCGGCGGCCTACCGTATGTCTCGCCCTCAAACAAGTCGCTGAACGTCGACGGCACGGAGGTCGTCGTGACGCGCAACGAGGCGCAAACGCTGTCGGACAACGGTCTTGTGACGGCGTTTCGCCGCGGGGCTGGAAGCGGCTTTGCCCTCTGGAACAACAATACGGCCACCTTCCCGACGACCACCGACGTGAAGGACCGCTTCATATCGACGAGCCGCATGGCGACCCATCTCGGCAACGTCTTGAAGGAGGCAGTTTTCCAGAAGGTCGATGAGCCGACGAACCGGCGCCTAATCGCCGCCGTCGTGTCGAGCGTAAATCAGCTGCTGAACGGCTGGGAGGCAGAGGGCGCCCTTGTCGGCAACGCTCGGGTCGCGTTCCTGGAGGGGGACAACTCGACGCAGGCTCTGCTGAACGGCGAGATTACCTTCCGGGTCTTCTACGCGGCGCCGACGCCCGCTCAAGACATTGAGATGAAGCTCACTGTTGACGTCGACCAGTACGACGCGCTCTTCGCGTAGGCCTTTTGAGGTCCGCCTGCGCCACGCACCACACGCTCTTCGATACCACACGCCTAGATTGCCATGCCCACGACGCCTGCTACCATTGCCGACGGGACCGTCTTTGCTGACGGCACGCTACTTACGGCCGTCGAGTCGGTCGACCTGCCCGACGTTGAACAACTGACCGAAACGCTCTCCCACCTCGGGCAGGCCGGGGAGGTCGAGGTCCCCTCCGCGCACGTATCCCTTGGGACGGCCACAATCAACTTCGGCAGCTACACAGAGGACATTCGCCTGTTTACGCCGCAGCAGGCCGTGCAGCTAGAGGTGCGCTTCTCGATTAACGACGTCACCAACGACGGCGTACAGGAATTCCCACGCACCGTCTCGATGCGCGTCCTGCGGCAGACGATGAGCAATGACACCTTGGAGCGGCAGCGCGACGAGGGGCCAGAGCTTGAAGTGGCGGTTCACTACCTCGAAGACCAGATCAACGGTGAGCTTGTGACCGAGATCGATCCCGTCAACCGCACCTTTGTGTGGGAAGGCGAGGACCTGCTGGCCGGGCGAAAAACAAACCTCGGCCTCTAATCGCCCCCTGACAGCTTGACGCAGTGGCGGGGGCTTCATCGACTACGAACGAATCGGTACAACCATGGAGGCATCAAACCCAACAACCGACAACGACGCGGCACCTTCTTCCGACACGCCTACCGGAAACAGCTCAGATGAGGACTACTGGAAGGTCGTTGACCTGCCGAGCGGGCGCACCGCGCAAATTGTAGAGGGCACTGCGAATACGCACTTCAAGGCCCAGAAAGCTGCGTTCAACGGCGGGTCGATGGACCCGGCCGAGTATCAGAAGGTGCTCATGCTTCAGCTCGTCAAGATCGACGGGGAGCACCTGAGCAAAGGCCAGCTGGAGAACCTCAAAATGCCGGAGTTCTTTGCGATCCAAAGCGCCCTGGACGACTTGACGGGGAGCCCTATCTGAGCCGGCGGGCGTTCCTCTCATTTTGTCGCTTCACGCGGCAGAGTTTGCGAGAGACCCTGGCGATGCCCGTCACTGAGTACCTTGCGTGGGCAGAGGAGGCGTTCACGATGATGGACGAGCGCCGAGAGGAGATGAAGGAGGCAGGCCCCTCGACGTAACGACCTTTGGCCCTGCCGGCCCTGCGTGCTGCCTCCCACGCTGCCGGCCGGGCCTTTTTTCTGTAGACACTCGCGCCACTCGATATGGCCGTTCCGGGAGAACAGTTTTTCAAGGCGGGCCTGTCGCTCTTCCTCGACGACAATATGACGTCGGACCTCCAGCAGGCGGCTGCCCAGACGGAGGCGGCTACTGAGTCGATGGAGGACAGTGCCCAGGACGTAAGCCAGTCCACCGCGGGCATGAGCGCGGCAGCGGCCTCCACGTCCACGATGGCGTCTCAGGCCGCGATTACGGCCGAACGAGTCGATGCCCTGTCCGACCGGATGAATTCGCTGGGCAGCAGCTACCGGTCGGTGGGGCGCTCGGCGGTGGAGGCATCCGAGCGCATGGCGATTGCGAGCGGGGCCGTCTTGACTCCACTGGCCGGGGCAGTCTTTCAGGCGGCCCGCTTTGAAAGCGCCTTGGTGGAGGTCCAGAAGGTCGGCAGTGAAGCCCTTGCCGAAGGGTTGGCCCGGCCCTTGGAGCGAATGTCAATGCGTATCCCACTTGCCTCCACTGAACTGGTCGGGCTTGCGGCCGACGCGCGCCGCTTCGGCGTCACCGGCGAGGACAACATTCTCCGTTTCGTTGAGGCGACGGCGAAGATGTCGACGGCGACGCAGCTCTCAACCGACGAGGCAGGGCAAGCGTTTGCAAAGCTGGCGGCACTGACCAACACGCCCATCTCGCAAGTCGAGAACCTCGGCTCGGCAATCAACGCGCTCTCGAACAATTTCGCGACTGACTCGCAGGAGATCGTCGACTCAATGCTGCGGTCGTCTGGAGCATTGCGTCAGCTGAACATCAGCGGGCAGCAGGCGGCAGCCCTATCGGCGTCGCTCAACGAGGTGTCAGCGAGTGCGGAGCGGGCCGGCACGCGGCTGGTCCGCCTCGTGTCGGAAATTCAGACGCCAGACACGGTGAAGGAGTTATCGAGCCTCATGGGCGTCACGGTGCAGCAGTTCCGGTCGATGCGGGAGAACAGCCCGACGGGCCTGATGCTCCGTCTTGCAGAGATGATGCGATCCGGGAGTCAGGCGGGGCGGCAGCTCCGGGCCACCCTTTCGGAGACGTCTACCAAAACGCTCGTGCGCCTCGGGCAAAACATGGACCGCGTACGGAAGGCGATGGGCCTCAGCAACGAAGCATTCAATGAGAATACCAGCCTGCAGCGGGAGTTTCAGGCTGCCCTTGGAACGACGGCGAAGCAGGCACGCCTTGCGTGGAATCAAATCCAAAACACCGCGCGACTCCTTGGCCGGGAGCTGCTTCCGGCGGTGAAAGCCGGGATTCAGGACGTGCGCGACTTCCTTGGGCCGCTGAACACATGGATTCGCACGAATAGCCAGCTCGCAAAACAAATCGCGCTTACGACGGCGGTCGTGGGCGGGCTCGGGCTTGCCCTGGCGGGTGTAACGGCCACGTTTGGATTTATGGCGCAGGGCATTGGCCTGGCCCTAAGTGCTTTCGGGAGCTTCTTGGGCCTTTTCACAGGCGGTGGTGTCGTGGCGGGCGCGCTAACGTCTGTCGCCTCGGCCATCGGGGGGATCGTCACGGCTGCTGGGTCGCTCGTCGGCGGGGGAGCGATTGCGGGGCTGGGCGTCCTGGCCGGCGTGGGAGCGCTCATCTTCAAGGCGTGGCGTCCCCTGGCGGCGTTCTTCTCCGGCTTGTTCGAGGGCCTGTGGAGTGCGGTACAACCGCTCGTGCCCGCTTTTACTGGACTGTTCAGCGCCCTCTCCCCGATTGCGGACCTGTTTCAGTGGCTCATCACACCGCTGGGAAGCTCGGTATCGGAGTTTCAGTCCTTCGCTGCGGCGGGGCGGATTGTAGGCTCGGTGATTGGCACCTTCGTGACCGCCCCACTGAAGGCGATGATCGGGCTTGTCGAAAGCGCGGTGCGGTTTTGGTCCGAGCTAGTATCTGGGATCATAAGTTTTGGGGCTCAGATTGCCCAGGGGAATTTTGTCGAGGCCGGAAAGGCGCTCATCAACGGCTTCGTGCGCGGCATCAAGCAGGCCACTTCGACGCTGTGGGACACGATGGAAGGGGTTGCCGGGGGCGTCCGCGAGTACCTTCCCTTCAGCCCCGCCCGGCGCGGGCCGCTGAGCGACTTGGATAAGGTCGGTCCGGCCATGATGCAGACCATCGCGGCCGGCATACAGCCGGGCCCAGTTCAGTCACAGCTCGGCACGGCTCTTCCAGGTCCGTCGGCAAGTGGGCGTGGTGCGGGCGTGCCCAGCGGAGGGATGATGATTCGTGCCCCTGTGGACATCACCATCAACGCCGGAAACCAAAACGTCGCGCAGGAGGCCGAGGAGGGCGTACAGCGGGGCCTCGATGCCTTCGAGCAAAAACTCAACCGCGTCCTCAACCGATCCAACAGGCGTAGCTTCTAGCCAATGCGTACCGTCACTGCCGAGCAAGGACAGGCCTGGGACGACCTGGCGTTTGAGGTCTACGGCGACGAGCAGCAGATGAGCCTACTTCTGCGGGAAAACCCCGACCTCGCCACAAAGCAATCCTTCACCGGTGGAGAGTCCGTAAACGCCCCTCGCCTGGAAGACGGCGCTGCCGGCAGTGAAAGCGCTGAGGGGTCGTCTACCGTTCCGCCTCCACCCTGGGAGCAGTAATCTTCGACACTCCGAGCTTGAATGCGAAGCGCAGAGCCACAACTTACGATTGCGTGCACCGACGTCACCGGCGCGCTTTCGGGCGACGCGACCCGCATCCGCGTGACATCGGAGCTCCATGGCCGAGCCGACGACATCAGCGTCCGGCTCGCCGACCCAGACCGCCGCTTTTTGGGAAGATGGCGCCCAGAGCCCGGGCAGCGGATGGAAATCGGCACGCAGCTTACCGATTGGCGCGCCCCCGGGGACACCCGCTCAGTGACGTGGGGCACCTACCAGATCGACGAGCTCACCCACCAAGGCCCGCCCACAGAAGTTGACATCAGCGCGCAGTCGGCGTTTATCGACCGCTCGATGCGCAACACCCGAAAGACACGGGGCTGGGAAAACGTCGCGCTGTCAACGATTGCGAAAGACCTGGCCGACGAGAACGGGTTTGCCCTTGCTTACGAGGCCGGCATCGACCCGTCCTTCGACCGCAAAGAGCAGCGCGACGAGTCGGACCTTCGCTTTTTGCGGAAGGAGCTGGAGCGGTGGTTCTTGCACTTGTCGGCGAAAAAAGAGCGGATGGGTGTAATCTCCGACCGAGAGCTCACGGCCCTTGAAGACCCGATTTACCGGTCGGCTTCGGCCGAAGGTGCCGACCCGATGCTCAGCTGCAACCGATGGCGCGTGACGCCTCGGTATTGGGAGCTGGCTCGGCGGGCAGAGGTCCGCTACGACCAGCCTGTCGAGAACCAGGTCGTTAAGGCGGAGGTCACCGACCAGGCGGCGCCGGAGAGCGGGGAGACCCTCACGGTCAACGAAAAGATGCGAGACACTAGCCAGGCCGAGCTCCGCGCGGCACGGCGCCTGTCCCGCAACAACCGAAGGGAGATCGAGGCGCAGGCGACCGTGCCGGGCCGCCCCTCGCTCCGGCCCGGCTTCACGGTGCCCCTCCAAGGCTTCCAGGACTTTGATGGGGAGTACGTGATTACGGCCGCCGAGCACCGCTTTGCTGGGAAATATACCACCCGCGTTCAACTCCGAAAAACTCGAAACCGCCTCCTGTGACCGACCTGATTAGCGACGAACGTCCTATCGAAGACGTGGCCGGCCTACTGCGGCGCGTCATCCGCGTGGGCACGGTCGCGGAAACGATCCCCGCAGAGGCGCAGGTGGAGGTGGAGTTCCGGGATGCCGGCACCGATGGCCTCCGCTCCTACCGATGCGCGGTGCTTCAGGCCTCGGCTCGTGAGGACCAGTATTACGCGATGCCAGATGAAGGAGATCGGGTCGTGGTGCTGTCCCTCCCAATGGCTGAGGAGATCGGGTTCGTCGTGGGAAGTTTTTACAACGCCGACGACCGCCCTCCGGCGAGCAGCCAAGACAAGGACCGGATTGAGTTCAACGACGGCGGTGTCGTTGAGTATGACCGGAGCAGCGGCCGCCTGCGCGTCAACACGGAGGGGGACCTGTCAATCTCAGTCGCTGGGGATGCGTCGGTCGACATTGAAGGGGATGCGGTGGTTGAGGCAGCGAGAACAATGACTGTGCGCGGTGAAAATGGCGTCGATATTGACGGAGGAGGCGGGGCAACGGGGAAGGCTCTGGTTTTTCCGAAGGCGATTAGTGACTTTACCGGGAAGCCCGTTCAGCCCGGCTCTTCGACCATCGATGCAAGCGTGTAGGTGTTCAGTGACCGATGGCTGCCCCGTCCCCACAAGACTTGAAAGGCGAGCTCGTGTCGGCGCTGCCGGGCGTGTTTAAGCCGATTACCAGCGAGCAGGATCAGTGGCTCGACGACCTGACCAACGCCATTTCAGCGGCGTGGGACGATTGGGAAGCTGGAATCGAGGGCGGGGGACTGAACGTGAGTGGGTCCGGCTTGAGTAACTGGACAGGGACCGGGACAGGCGGCTCGCTTACAGAAACGACGGTGATGTCGTGGGACACTGGAATCTCATTTGCCTCGCCCACACAGGAGCTCAATGAACTGGACGAAGCCCTCGCGGTCGAGGTAGAAAAGCGATTTACAAATTGGGTCGCCTCGTTTTCATTTGACAAGGGCGCGACCTACACGGGGACTTGTACTGCAACATCTCAATCCTCGGGGACGTTTACAGCATCTCCGCCCGGCACGGAGGTGCTTGGTCAGGTGGGCAGCGGCGACCAGCCCACCGACGTGCGCCCTGCTGTAGAGGCGACGCTGAAGGGCTATGGGTGGCAGCCCGGCAACCAGTATGCGGAGATTGGGGGCTGGCTCTCGGCCTTCGACACGATGATCCAAAACAACTTTGCAACGTGGGTAGGCGACACGACGTGGAACGATAACGTCGTGACAGGCCCGGGCGCCTCAGGGACCTGCTCTGGCTCGGCGGTGTCCAATCCGTCAGACGGAATGCTTCAATAGGAACTTCGCAGCTAACTACTCTCATGATCGGCAGCTTTGGCGAAATCACATTTGAGGTAGGTCGGGCCCCCGAGCCCGGGCTCAGCGAAGAGCGGGCGGCGTCCTACGAGGAGCATAATGTCATCGGGGGCGCCCCACCGCTAGAGCGCACTGGCCGCGCGGCGACGACCTTGCGCCTGACGCTGCGGCTGCGCGGAGAAGTCGCTCCGTTTGACTTAAACGTCGCCGAGGAGCTAGAGGCGCTTCGGTCTGCGCTTGAAGGCGAGCCGCGCCGCTTGGTGCTTGGGGATAAGACCTACGGCCGGCACGTACTTGAGCGCCTCACCATCACGATGGAGCGCATGACGGGGCGCACGGTCGTGGCCGCCGACGTCGACGCGCGGTTCAAAGAGTACAACTAGCGCCCACCTCACAACTGAGACGAAAAGATGCCCAGTGTCACACCGCTTGCTGGACCGATTGAGTTTGGCCTGCCGGAGGTTGAGGAGGTGCTGCAAAACGTGGCGGTCATTTTGGCGACGCCCGAGGGCACCCAGCCGCTTGACCGGCCGCTGGGGGTACCCGGCCTGCCGCTCGATGACCCGCGCCCGGCGGCCGCCCAGCAGCTAAAAGTCGACATCGCTGAGGAAGTCGAGCGCCGCGAGCCTCGCGCGACGGTTGACCGCGTTTCGTTCTCTGCCGGGGACCCACCAACGGGCGGGAAGCTGGTCCCACAGGTCCACTTGACCATTGACCTCAACGCTGCCGAATGACCTTTCTTTCCATGAGCGCACGATCCTATGCCTGTACTTGACCCGAGTGGCAACGTCGCGACCAACGGCCGGTTTGCCGACGACCCGACGGATGAGCAGATGACGTCCGTCATTGGAACCCCGAGTTTTCGGCGGTTTCAGCAGCTCCTTGGAGCGATGCCAGAGGTGAAGGACCTCGAAGAGAGGGAGGGGGAAGACATCTTCGACCGGATGCTCTCGGACGCCCATGTGTTTGCGGCGGTCTTCCAGCTGAAAAACCGCATCCTGTCGACCGACTGGTCGCTCATTCCGCCCGAGGAGGGGCGCCGGGCCGAGGAAATCGTCGAGCACACCGAGACCCAGCTCCAGCGCGTCTCGATGCAAAATGTGCTGGAGCACCTCCTGCGCGCCCTCACCCACAAGTACGCCGTCGCCGAGCTCGTGTGGGGCGAGCCGCAAGATGGCAGCCGCCCACTGACAAACATCTATCTGCACGAGCGCGATTACTTCGGCTTTGGCGACGACGGGGAGCTATTCTTCGAGGTGGGGCAGTTTGAGGAGGCGCCCCGGCACAAGTTCATCAGCTTTCGCAACATGCCCACGCCCAAGCGGGAGCATGGGCAAAGCCTCTTCCGCGCGGCCTATTGGGCCTGGCGCTTCAAACAGATGGGGTGGGAGAGCTGGTCGATGGCGCTGGACAAGGCTGGCGTGCCGTCCCTCGCCGCGCTTTTGGAGGGGAACGTCGACCTCACGACCGAGCGGGGCCAGGAGACGATGGACACGATCCGGGAGCAACTCGACGCGATCGCCAATGGGGGCGTCGGCGTCTTCAGCGGGACCGAGAGCCTCGAAGAGGTCGGCGGGGCCGACCGCGTCGGGTCCTCCTCCGCCAGCGAATTTCTTCGGTTCTGCAACGCGGAGATCAGTAAGTCCATCCTGACGGCCACCTTGTCGCTGGAGGAGGGCCGCGTCGACGCAGATCGGGGCGACAGCCGCGTCCACGAGGAGGCCGCCGGAGAGGTGGCCGAGTACGTCGCGCGGCGGCTCGAATCGGCGATCGAGGAAGACCTGATCGGCTCCATCGTCGAGTTGGAGTTTGGCCCCGAGGCGCTGGACCTCGCCCCGAGCGTCCGGTTTGACTTTGAGGAGCGGGCTGGATTTGCCGATGTGGAGGCCGCGCTGAAGCAGGGCGTGCCCGTGTCGCTCCAGAAGCTAAAGCGAGAGTACAACCTGCCGATCCCCGAGGAGGCGATCGGCGAGGGGGCGTTCGTGAGCCCGCAGGCCCAGCCTACTAGGATGGCCGACGACGGTAAAAAAAAAGTAGCCACAAACACTTTGCCGAGCCCGAGTTCGCATCCGAAGAGGAGCGGTTCGGAGAGGAGATCGAGGACGGACTGAGCC